CAGTTGTGACCGAACCATCCGCCAGCCCAGCGCCTGACGCTGCACTTGTTACCCGGCCTTGAGCATCAACTGTAATATTTGCTGTCGTGTAAGCACCTGCAGTGACACTTGTATTGGCAAGTTTTGCGGCGGTTACAGCATCATCTGCAATGTCCGCAGTGGCTAACGGATACGCAGTGATTGCACTCCACGGCGTATATGCCAGGGCTGTCCATACTGCTGATCCTGTGCCGACTTTCCATTTCCCCGTGTCTGTTTCATACCCCAGCTCACCAGCTAACAGCGTTGGGTTCTGGCTAGTCCAATTCGAAGCAGTATCGCGCCGTTGTTGCTGGAACGCTGAAAGGTTGATCGTCATGCGGCAAGCCCTGATTTAATGCAGTAAGTGCGAGCTGGAGTAGCAGACGCATTGCCAGCGTCTATACTGTAGACACGAAGGGGCACGCTTGGANTGGCATTCTCGTTATCTATAACTAAAGAATTTGTNACATCAATAGAAACTGTTTGCAACTCTACGGAAACATTAAACCTATCAACTGAAACATCTTCAATTGCAGGCGGCTCTAAATAGCGCCATGCGTATTCAATCCCAACAGGGGCCGTCGTGTAATCGCCCCAAACTTCTGCAGGTAAATAAAATATCTCAAACGTTCCTTTTCTAGCGATATAATGGTCTTTAACCAAGACCATGTTTGCTTGAGTTAAATGAGAAAAAGACAGCGACAAAGATTGGTTAACCCGTCGAGCACCACGTTTGAAGCCAACAGTTGCACCGCTTAATGATGTTTGCATCTGAGCAGGCACGTTCCCTGGAACGTAAGTACGGCTAGAAACTGAAATAGCAGGGAATGTAGTCATTTTAGTTTGGGCCAGCTACAAGCTCAACCGTTACGTTAAATCGACCTGGTGCTTCATTTGATTCAATGTTAAAAGAGTCAACATAACGCCATTCGTAATCACTTGAATTAACCGGGATTACTGCGTATCCTGACCAAACTTCAGATGGCAAGTTAAAGGCAATTAACGAACCCTCCTGCCCTACAAAATGATTTGTTATCAAATTAATTTGAGCCTCAGTCAGCGCAACAAACGCAAGGGTAAGAGTTTGACCAATTCTTTTAGTCTCGTTAAAAAGAAACCGCACCCCAACGCCATCGGGGCTTTCGTATTGAGATTGCGGGGCATCGCCTAGGCTAAACGTTCTTTGATTTGGAACAATTGAAGGAAAATTAGCCATTAGATTGTAGTGAAAGAGCCGTTAAGAATTTCGTTGCTAATTAAGCTAATGTTGGAGGCATTCAGGGGAAAGTGTATTGCGCTGATGTTTGTAATCCCGCTAGGGCTGTGATTGATTGCAGTAACTTGATAATGATCTACTTCTGTTCTGTCGTCACCAACACTGTTGATCCTTTGACGCTGCACTTTTATGATGTCAGATATTGACAAATTATTTGTAAGCAGCGGAGTTTCAAAAACAATTGTATGCGTTGAATGCTTGCGCTTTGCTAGTTCATACTTGGCAAACAGATCTGCATGCTTCGCTTGTGCATCCATCTGTCATGTCAAATTGTTCAACAGGGGCACTATTGGAAACCGTTGAAAATCTAACAACTCTGTTTTTTTGCAGGCCAACTCGGTCAAGCGTTGAATCACGAAAAGTAAGCGACAGCTGTATGTCTCTACGAGAATCGGCAAGGTCGTACTGTTTCTCGAAACTGCCAGGAATAATATTTGCCTCTGTAAATGTTGCGCTTGGCGTCAATGCCGCCCCGTCAATTTGATTGCCTGCTGTTATTGGGACTATAGGCTTAAACGCATATTGGCCGTTTTCAGAAACAAACTGCAGCAAATGAAATGGTGCAACAGTTGTAATAAAGTCAATGATGTTAATTGACTGCTCAATAATCCCGTTGAAAAATGCACCAATGTTTGTATTGAAAGCAGCAAGAGCTTGTAGATTGCTTGTGTTGATTGGAGAGGCAATGCTTGCTGTGCTGCTACCATCGACACGCCCAATTAACGCAAACAAGTGCATAGCAAGATCAACGAATTGATTACTAGCGCCAGTCGTGTTGGGATTGCCTGCGCTGTATAACGCAACTTTTACACCGTCAGAAATAAACGTTGCGAGCTGACGTGTTGTGATTTTGTATTCACCATTTGCGGGATCACTTTCATCGTAAATATTGCCTTGTATTTCAAGCCAGGTTATATCTGCGTAATCTGTAAAATTAAAACTTGAACCTGGATTGGTAGGATCAGCAATAGTGCTTGTCGCAAATTCACTAACCTGCCCCCCTAACGTGCCAGTAGTTGCGGGAATTGTGCTTTTATATTGATTATTAACTGTAGCTCCTTCGTACCGCTGATTAACAATATTTGAAGTGCCCCAACGGCTGTAAATATTACTATTCGCTATCGGCGCAAACAACTCGCCTAGCGCACCACCGCTAAGAACTATACCGCGATCAATATGCCCAACAGGAAACCCGCCGATAAGCGTGTTTCCCCTCGGGTTCCTGTTAAAAACAAACTCATACGAAGCAGGATTACTTATTCCAACGCTAGTAAAATATGCTGCTGTTACATCTGCCCCAGTCACAGAATCCCAGGCAAAATAATTATTGCCAGTAACAACCAATACCGCATTAGTCGTGTCGCCAAGTCCAATAGTTAATTGAGCGTTGTCTGTGTGAAAAGTAGTAAACTCTCTACCCAGGATAGTAAATGAACCAGCTTTTTGAACTTCGCCAATAAAAAAATTTGAATTTGAATCACAAAAAATTTTACCGCTTGTAATTGGGCAAGTATTGGGAGATGACGCTATTGACGAAGCAGACGTATAATATTTATTTAAAGCTGGCAATGTTCCTGTTCTTGATTGGATTTGAGTTAAACCTACATAAGTTTGATAAACTACAGGCGTGCTTACGACTTCCCCTTGGCTGAGAGCGTAAAGAAAAATCCCTTGAAAATTGTATGAGGCTTGCTTCGTTAAAACAGGTTCCAGCCAAACACCACCAACATTGCTGACACGTTTTCCAAAGACAATTGGAATAGTTTCACCTGCTGTTCCTGTTTTTTGTGCTTTGCCTTCTTGGCTATTATTTCTTGGTTTTTTGCTGTTTTGAATAGCCGCATCAGCCCGCTCGTTTGAGCTTGCTGGCCTTATTTTAAACTGGCTTTGCGTCTTAGATTGTCTTCCCATTAGCAATTCAGCGGGCCATACTTACTGACAATAACAGCTAATTCCATAGCGGTTACAGCAAAACTCCCGCTTAGCGTTTGCGTTACGGCACGATCGCCTTCAAGCAACTCGCCAGAACTGTCTAGGTAAGCGTATGCTCCATTGTGGAGTGTAAGGCTGCATTCTTCACGGGTGAGACCATCCGCGCAAATAACCTTAAAATGATCGCCAAAGATACTTTCCTTCATGGTACTTTGAGATTAGCTCTGTTCAACATGTTTGATGTAATTTTGCGGGTTGGAGCTTGTGGCTTCATCTTATCAATCGCAGGGTTGACTTTCCAGCTAATTTTAATATCCGAAATACTTGCTTCTTCTAAGCTGCCGATGTAACGACTAATTCGCTGAGCACTTGATGTATCAAAAACATTGCCCCCTGCCGTTTGTATATACAAAGTTGCTATTACAAGATTGTCTGCTGTCATTGCTGCGTCAGTAACGTCAATTAAATCGGCAGTTGCTGCAATCGTAACCATAAGATCGTTTATATGAGAGCCAAGGTTTGACCCAAAGCCTTCAACGTCAAAAGCTAAATTATAATAAGTTGCGGTTGATTCAGTGTCGACGCTACCTAGCACTTGCCCTTCTTGAAAAAAGTTTTGCCACTGCCTTGTAGGTGTTCTTTTGCCACCGCTAAACACACTTGCGCGGTCAGTGTAATACTCAAGAAAGCACATGATGTCGTAGTTAGTTGACATTACAAGCCCAAGGATGCACGAACTATACCGTCGCGTTGCAATAAGTCTAATGTCTGCTGTACGCCAGACCGCACGGCTGCTGACATTTCTTGCGTTGTGACAAAATTCTGCCCATTCATTTGGGTTACAGGCCCTGTTTGGATGTTCACGCTTGCAGAAGACGGGGCAACAACGCCACCGTCCGCAAAGCCTGGAATAGCACCAGCCCCGCGCTGGCCTGACAAGAAGTTGGCAGCAAATCCAGCCGCTTTGCTTTGCGGAATAATGTACTCAGGCTCGCCGCCTTCCCCAATAAGGCCGAGTGTTGGGCCTTTAACCATGCCACCTTTAGCAAACGCTTTGAAACCACCTTTCCAGTAAGCACCAGCCGCTGCACCTTCTGTTGTTGTTGTTGTTGTTGTTGAATTAGATGAAGGCTGGGATCTTCGCAAACTATTCAAACGAGCCTGAGCGCTTGCTGCAGAGTTGATTGCATTGGCTGCAGACTGAGCATTGTTTGCGACTTGGATAAACATAAACGACGATTGCTGTGCATTTTCTGCAACTCGTCCCGTTCCTGTCGCTAGGTTTTGCGTGTTTGTATTACTATTGGAAAGTTCATTTTTTAACATAATTGCATTCGTTGCACTTTCGCCAAGTCTGCCGACAAGATTGTCTGCGTTTGTGCTACTTAGTCCAATTTCTTTGCTAACAAGTTTTTGCTTTGCGTTTTGCTCTGCTGTCATGCGTGCTGACTGAAGCTGAGCCTGCGCGGCTTGCTTTTGATGTACAGCAATTTGGCCTTGCGTACGAATTTGACTCTCAAGCATTTGTACGTTCTGCCTTTGAACGTTAACGGCTGCCTTTGTTTTTTCTAGAATTAAAGCCGCCTTTTCTGCGCTCTTTGCTTCTGCTGCAGCAAGCTCACCCTTGGCCTGGATCATTCGGCCTTCAATGGCTGCTGCCTCTTTGCGGAACT